GTCAGTAGAAAAAATAGTAGATGGTAAAAATGCTTTTTCAATAACAGACAATCCTAAAATAAGAATTAGCACAAAACAAAAAGAAGCAGATTTAAAAATATACGAAGCAAAATTTGATAGTCAAGCAGAAGGAGTCAATTGGGTAGGAACTGCTGGAGATGAAATAGGAGCAAAGTTAGAATACAGAACATTTGCAGACTCTATACACGATACAATAAAAAATACTAACTTGCATAGAGCAAGTGATTTTAGAAGAAAGTATTTAGAAAACTTAAAACCTAATGCTGTAAAGCCTAGATTGTCACACAAGCAATTTTTAGAAGATGCCTTTGCAGCAGGTTCATTAGACAACTTGTTAGCAGAACCTCTTGTTAAAATAAGAAACATTCGTAAGTTAATAGATGACTTAGATGATGTGTTAACTGATCCAAAAGGATTGTCTTTTTTAAGAGCAAAAGTATTGAGCGATGACACAGTAAAAAAATTAGATGAGTTTATTAACAACCCTATAGCAGACCCAGAAGATATATTGCCAATACTAAAACAAGTGTTTAAAGAATCAAAACAATTCCGTGTAAACTCAGATGCTGTAACAGGAAACATTCGTAGACACAGACAAAAATTAAAAGACCCTAACAGGATTCAGCAACTAGACGATGCAACAGAAAAAATATTTCAAATACAAAAAGATATACAAGCTAATATTAGAAACACAGGATTGCAATACAAAAATGCTATAAACAAAATAAAGCAAATGAGAAATAAAAAGTTAAACGGAATGGCAGACGATATAGAATATCATGGAATACCACAAGCTAGATGGATAGATGACATGGCAGACGAAATTAAAAACTTAATGGAAAACGATCCTTTGTTAATGCCTAAAAATCCAAATGCTATAAAAGATACTATTATGGCACTTAATGGTATGCTTAGAGGTTTTTCTGCAACAATGGATTTTTCTGCTAACGGAATTACATTATTGTTTGGAGCAGCAAGAAATCCTAAAGCATGGTCTACAGCGTTCAAAGCAAATTTATTGTCTTTTAAAAGTCCTAAAGTTTTAGCAAATCATTTAGAATCATACAATAAAAAAATAATAGACGAACTAGGAATTGACCTAGATACATTAATTGACAACGGATTGCACATAGCAGGAGGAGAATTTGAGTTTAGTGTTGCACAAATGGGAAGGTCAAGAGTAGCAGGGTTTTCTAAAAAATTAGAATCAGCGCCTTTAATTAAACAAGCTAACAGAGCTTTCTCAAATGCTGGAGATGTTTACAGAACAGAAGGAATATATTATGAGATAAAAAGATTGCTAGCTAGTGGAAGAACTATGGATGATCTTATTAGAACAGGAGATTTAAGGCAAGCTACAAGAGGTATTAACAGAGTGTCTGGGTATACAGACAAAGTATTTGCAGGAGATTTTGGAGAACTATTATTATTTGCTCCAAGATTTTTTCAATCAAGATTAGAAAATTTATTTAATGGTATATACGGCACAGGAAAAATGTTACTTAAACCTGTAGGAGTAACCACATCATTAGAAGAACAGTTAGCTGCAAAAACACTTATGAGTTTTATTGGAATGGGAACAAGTATAACTTTTTCAATTAACTTTGCTTTAGGTAATGAAACAGATTTAGAACCATTTAAAGAAATTACTACAAGTAAAAAAGTAGGGGATAAAATTGTGTTTTCAAAAAAATGGATACCTAATCCTAACTTTATGAAGATAAGATATCAAAACAGAGATTGGGATTTGTTTGGTTCTACTATGGGTATGGTACGAATGTTTTCTGGCATAGCTAGTTCTGCATATGAAAAAGACCCTATGGGAGTTGTGAGTGCAGGAAGAGGAGTAGCATCTCCGTCAGTAGCGAGAGCTTGGGATGTGTTGTCTGGCAAAACATTTATGGGAGAAAACGCAGATTTGTTTAATTTAAAAGATGGAGTATACGATCCAAAAACAGCTATGTTAAATCTTGGAGAACAGTTTTATCCATTTGCAGTACAAGACATGAGATTAAATATTGAAGAAGCCATAGACAAAAGTCAAAAAGACGGAGCAGTATCTGGAATAAAAACAGGAGCTATTTCCGTTGTGGCTGATTTAGGAGGATTTCCTAATACTCCTATGTCGTTAGGAGATTTGATGCAAGATGTAGCGTTAGATAATTTTAATAGAGATTATCACAGCTTAGAATCATATGAAAAGAAAATAGTACAACAACTAATTAAAGAAAAAGAAACTCCTTTTAACGAAGAAGCTAAACAAAGAATAAGTGATGCAACAGAATACTATGAAAAAATAGAAGCAATTAATGAAGATCGATACAAAAAACTAGAAGAACTAGGAAGAGATGTTGCTGCTAGTAGAGATTTTGTTAATCAATACTTTGACATAACAGGAAAAGCAGGTAGCGAAAAAGGAGCAATAGAAGTAGAATACCAAACTGATGACATTAATTCCTCTGATCCTAACAAAAAATTAATGGCAGAGTATTACGCATTGTATGATATGGCTACAACTAAAGCAGGAAATTTTGATAGCAATATGTATAGTATATTAAAAGAAAACTTTTTAAGAAAAGCTACGCAAGAACAAAGAGCTTATATTGAGCGAAATACTAACCAGCAACCTGTTCCAACTTCTGTTATAAACAAATTAATGATATCTTCTAAAGGTGGAATGACTACTGCTAATAAGATATTGCGTAGTCATGCGCAAAGACAAATAGATTTAAAAGCAAAAGGCAAAGATAATTTGATTCCATTAATAGACAAAATATTTTTCACATACATTAAGAAGGAAATTAAAAGAGATTGATAATTGACAAATCATAAACAAAATAGGATACTTTACAATAGGAGGATTATATGGTAACCGAAAATAACGAACAACAATTAAGTTTAGAAAGCTCTACTACAGAAGCAACGCCTGCTGCTCCAAGCACAGAAGCGCCTGCTACTGATACACCTGTAGAACCTACAACTACTGAAGCTACGCCTTCAGAAGAAACAACGGAAACTACACCTGCCGAAGCTCCTGTATCACAGGATGATGGGCAAGTAAGTTCTGATACAGCAGAAGCTCCTGCTGAAACACCAAAGATTGATGCTGAAAGTTTGAACAAACAACTTGAAGAAACTAAACAGTATCAAGAATCTTTGCAAAAACAAGTAATGCAATATGAAGTTGAAAAGCAAAGACAGGCTATAGAGTCTGAGGCTGTTCGATATAATAGTGCATTAGTTGAGCAAGGAATGGAGCAAGCTCAAGCTGACCAAATGACTCAGCAGTTAATGCAATCAAGAGTTAACGAGCAACAGTATAATCAGAACATACAAAATTTAGATGCGTATTACAAGGGCAAGTTTAATGCAGCTATGGAAATAGGGGATAAATATAATATATCTCCTAAAGAATTAATGGCATATGACACCCCTCAAGATATGGAGAAACACGCAAGTTCACAATCAGAAGTCAGTAAATTAAAAGCTGAGATAGCGAAACTAAAGAAGGAGCAAGTACCTGCACAGCAGTACGACAACAGTCAAGCTCCAGCAGAAGGTTCGACCAGCGAACAAAGACTTCTTGATAAGTACAACGCTGGAGATAGAAGTCCAGATGCTGTAGCTGCTGCAAAAAGAATCTTAGGATTATAAGTAGCAAGGTAACTTGTCCACTTAGGTGGTTTATTAAATAGTTGGAAGGAGGGCGTAATGGCTCAAACAGCAACAACAGGTAATCTGGAGAATGCGAGTAAAATTATAATCGCAGCAGCCAGATATACTGAGGAACACAATGCTCCAGCAATGGCATTGATAGAATCCTTTAGTCTAGCTAGTGGTTCAAAACAGGTTACAGTACCGAAAGTCGGACAGATGTCTGTATCTGATTTAACTGATGGAGTAGACATAACTGACGATGAAGAAATCGGAATGACAACAGTTGATCTTACTGCAAGTGAAGTAGGAGCAAAAGTTATCTTAACCGATAAACTTGTTCGTGAGCAACAAAACAATGTATTCACAATAATTGGTAAACAATTAGGGGATGCAATGGCAAGAAAGAAAGATACAGATGTTCACGCATTGTATGGTTCTTTAAATGGTGGCACTACTGTAGGCGCTGCAACCAAAATTCAATGAAAACACAAAAATGTTCATGGAGCAATAGCATTTGCTAAAGCTAATAAAATTTGGTAGCGATGTTTACATACTACATCATCCAAACTCAGTAGCATATCTTTCAAAAGAAGCAGCAACAGTAGCATCTACTGCTACCAATGCAATTCCAGAAGGATACAGCGCTGATTTACTTAGAAACTTTTATAGTGGTTTAAGACCTATAAACAATGTTCCAATCTTTGAAGATGGTAACCTTGCTGTAGATTCGTCAGATGATGCAACAGGTGTTATAGCTTCTAANGGAGCAATGGCAGTTCTTAACTCTGTAGAAACTAGACAAGAAAGACAACGAGATGCTTCTTTAAGAGCAACAGAAGTTGTCATGACCTCAGACTATGGTGTCTTTGAATTAGATGACACTAAAGGCGCAGGTCTTATCTTTGATGCAGCAGCATTAGCTACTAATAACTAATGATTAATGGAGGAATCATATGGTCAATCATTTGTACGGAAACAGAAATAAACCTTTGCGAGATGAAATTAACAAGCAGAGGAAAGATATGGGGATAGATAAATTTGAAGGTTTACTGCCAGATTGGCAAGCTAAAACTACATATTGGAATCATATTCCTAAGTTTAACAATGAGGGGGATTTAGCAAAGCCTTGTGGTTCTGCTTATCCTAACCANCCTAATGATCCTTCAACGCAACAAAGACGAGGAGCTATAGGATTATTTCCTATAGAGTGGGATGGCAAATGCAGACTTGAAGTTCAAGGTAAACCTTGTGTATGCAAGCCCACAACAAATGTAAAGAAAACAGAACCTACTCCAAAAGAAAAACCTGTAGTTGCAGAAGTAACTATGGTGGATACAGAGGAGTAGTTCTGTAATCTAGTATAAGTGTAACGATTGACCGAGCTTATGCGAATTTTATTTATCGGTTGGTCGTAGAGGTTAGTCCTCTACTTTATAAATAGGAGGGAAATCATGGCATTTCCTGTTACAATACAAGGCTCTTTTGGAGATGAGAAGGTTACTTCTTCAACAAAGAAGAATCGGATCGGAGCTAGAATGGTACTTCCAGATGGTAGTGAATTCGTTTATGCTTATGCAGGCGAAGCAATTACTGCTGGTAAGGTAACCATGCAGGCTCAAACTGCATCAGACCATATTAAAGACTTAGCCGTTGCATCAGCAGCATCAGCAGGAGCTACTCAAGTAGTTCTTACTAATGGTGGATCAACAGCAGTTACAGCATCTAGTTCCTANACAGGAACAGGTACAACTGTTGGAGATTACGAAGATGGTTACCTTTTCATTAACGATGTTGATGGAGAAGGACAGATGTGGAGTATTAAAAATCACTCCTCAGCAGCCACAGGCGCAGCACTTACTATAAACCTACACGATACTGATAAAGTTGCAACAGCACTTACAACTTCTTCACAAGCTGGTATTCTAAAGAATCCACAAAATGGAGTAGAAGTATGGGATGTTAACGATATCGATGGTATCGCAGCAGGTGTTCCAAGAGCTGATGTTACAGCTAACTATTACTTTTGGAATCAAGTAAAAGGTCTTGCAGCAGTATTAACAAATGGTACTGTAGTATTAGGTAAAAATGTAATGACAGGTTCTACTACTGATGGTTCTGTAGATGTTGTAGCTGACGACTCAAGCGCTGAGTTTATACTTGGTGGAGTTGTAGCAGTTGGAGCAACTACTGAATATTCTGGAGTATACCTAAACATCGGAGCTTAATAATGCAATTCGTAGGGTCTGAAACTTACGATAGAAGATTAATACTACCTGTTGGAGTAACTCTTTTGGGAGAGAAAGGAGCAGGTAGTATTAAATCATTGTCATTTAGTTTTTATGATACAGTCACAGAACGCAGATCAGTATTGCACAATGTACCTTACATACCTAACGATGCTTATTCAGCTAATGCTATTGAAACTATGATAGGAGAAGCACACGAAACATGGTTGGCTAAAGTAAGACAACAAGGCAAAAAGAAAGTAATGACAGTAGACCAAAAGAAACAAGCAGGTAAAATACTAAATGAAATTCGTACTAATAAATTAAAAAGACAAGAAAGCACAACAGGTAAAATTTATTTTGAAGGAATAGCAAGTGATAGAAGAAAACTCAACAGAGAAATTAAACGGAAAGCAAGAACAAATCAACGATAATGTAGTTGTACTACAGAGCGACATAGAAGAAGCTATGAAAGAAGATGAGTTGTTTAGGCTTAGGGTTGTAAACAAAGCTCTGAAAAGAGAAAATAAACAATTAAAAGAACAAATTAAAATAATGGGCGAAGCTCATGTAAACAAGGCAAAGGAGGAAAGCGATGCCACCAATGGGTAAGGGTACATACGGAAGTAAAAGAGGCAGACCACCTAAAAAGAAAAAAGCTATGAAAAGAAAGAAGAAATAATTATGGCTGCTGATCCAAGATTAAAAAGAATAGGAGTGTCTGCGTTTAATAAACCTAAACGAACTCCTAGTCATCCTACTAAATCTCATGTTGTTGTAGCTAAGTCTGGAGATAAAGTAAAGACTATCAGATTTGGACAACAAGGTGTTAGTGGAGCAGGAAAGAATCCTAAGACAGCTAAGAATAAAGCAAGAAGAAAATCATTCAAAGCTCGACACGCAAAAAATATAGCTCGTGGAAACATGAGTGCTGCGTATTGGGCAAACAAAGTGAAGTGGTAATGGCTAAGAAAAAAGGTTTGTATGCAAACATACACGCTAAAAGAAAAAGAATTAAAGCTGGCTCTAAAGAAACCATGAGAAAGAAAGGGCAGAAAGGCAGACCAACTGCTGCTGCATTTAGAAAATCTAAACGAACAGCTAAGAAGAGGTAACACATGGCAGTAACACAAGGTAAAACTAGAGAAGATTTAAGAAAAGCTATAGGTAGAAACTTAGGCAAGATGCTAACAGGTACTACATCTGGTAGTGGTTCTACTACTACTGCGTTAGATGCTACATTGTTTGGTGGAGATGATGAGTATATAGGAAGTTATATACGATTCACATCTGGAGATAACGATGGTTCTGTTAGAAGAATAACAGACTACGCATCTTCTACAGGCACTATGACATTTGCTGCACTTGGAGCATCAGTTGCAGGTAGCGTAACTTACGAACTATGGAAGGATCAGTTTGACCCACAAATAGTAGATGAATTTATCAACCAATCTATATGGGAAATAACAGGAAAGTATTTTGATCCAGAAGAAAATGTTGATCTGCATACAGACAGAATAAATGCAAGGCTAGAGATACCTTCAGAGATTGCTATGATACAGGATGTGTATTACAGGAATAAATTTACTTCAAAAGAATTACTTAGTTGTGATTCAGTATTTGATGAAACAGTTGATAGTGACTTTACTGTCAGCGTAGACACAGAAGATTACAAGAGAGGGTCTGCTTCTAACAAGTTTGTTATAGCAGTAGGAGCTTCGGCAGGAGATATAGCTACAGATTCTATAACTTCTGTTAACTTAGCCAAGTATGATTTTATAGAGTTTTGGATTAAGTCTACAGTAGCAACAAGCGCAGGGAATCTTAAGATATTATTAGACGACTCTGCTAGTTGTGCTAGTCCTATAGAAACTTTAAATGTACCAGCATTAACTGCTAGCACATGGAAGTATTGTAGGGTAGCGTTAAGTAATCCTCACACAGACACAGCTATTATATCTGTAGGATTAGAGTATGACTCTGACTTAGGAGCTTGTACTGTACACTTAGATGATATTAAAGCAGTAAAGAATGACACAGCAACATGGACTAAACTTCCTAGATATCAATGGAGAATAGATAAGGAAGGAGAGCAAGGAGCTAGTACACAAGATTTAGTTTTAACAGATGGTGGCAGAGCAGAGGTAGGGTATTCGCTAATTAAGTTAGTTGGTGGAGATGAGCCTGCTGAATTATCTGCTGATTCTGATACAACAGAAGTACCAGAAAGATTTATAGTAGCGTATGCTACTGCATTATCTGCACAGGCAGGGTCACTAAGACCAGATGCAGACATAGACTCTATGAGAAACCTTGCTGCGTTTTGGTTTGCTAAATCTGAACAAGCAAAGAATGACTTACCATTTCTAACTAATGCGAGGCTAGTTAGGTAATGGCTAATAAAGTTATNAAAAAAAATGAAGTATATCTTAACGGAAATTATTACCCAATAACTAGACCTGTACAGCAGGTGTTAGCCTCCATCTACCCTGCAAAGGTTGTTATTGGCGATACCACTCGTGATTCTCAGATTCGAGCAAGCGTAATATCTTGGTCTGATTTTAGGGGTGGTATAGGTGTAGAGAGAATGGAGGGAGCAAAAGATGCAGACAGAGCGTGGTGGAGTACCTGTAGCTTACGCTACAAAAGACACCTAGTATTACCAGCAAAGACAAGAGGTGGTGTATCCAATTCGGACACTACAGGAGAATCATTAGATATTATACAAGAGTTTAGTGGAGAACTATATTGTGTATATTCTAATAAAAAGTTTACAAGTTTAATTCTGGTAACGATGGGTTTGGTAGTGCATTAGATACATTGCCTGCACAAGCAACAGATGCGTTAGAAGTTAGAATTGGTGGAACATTGTATTTGGTAGTAGCACACACAACAGGCTACACAATTACAAGTGATGCTAGCAGTTTTACAGACAGAACAAGAGATACTAAATTTCTTACATTTTGGGATGACAAAGTTTGGGGAATAGATAACACAGGTCAACTGTGGTACTCATTAGATTTGGCAACAGAAGTGCTAGATGCAAAGCTACCATTGCCAGACGGATATGTAACTGATTTATTTGTAGCTAGAAATGCTAGTGGTAATCCTGTTATATATGCTATGACCAAAGAAGGATTGTATGCTCACGATTTTAGTGAAGGTAAATTTGTAGCAACACAATTAGCTTTACCTTTCCACAACGAGAATGGTAAGGGTACTATTAGATGGAGAGATTCTGTATACATACCAGCAGGTCTTGGAATATACAAGTACATCAATGGTTCTAACTCTGCTGTAGTAAGCGTAGTTGGAGCTGACAGAGATGATGGATTGCCTTCAGAAAACAGAGGTTCTATAGCACAGTTACTAGGAACACATAATGATTTGATAGCATTAGTAGATGGTACACTTACACCTTCTAATGTAGATANGTTTGCTAGTGGTAATGAAAGCTCTGTGATAGATGACACTACAGGATTTAGTGCAATACTAGGATGGAATGAAACAGGATGGGAAGTTAAGTGGACAGCCTCTGGATCAGCTCAAGGCAAGAAGATTACAGCAGGATTTGTTACTGATGTAGGAGGAAACTTGGGTAGTACCAATGCTTACAGAATGTATTGGGGATTTGACGGAGAGTTATACTACCAGCAATTACAATCAGATGTTATTAACCCTAACCAAGTAGTTAACTATGACTATGAGGATAGTGTAGACGGCATACATTACACGCCACACTTTAGCGCAGATCAAGTAGAAGTAGATAAACTTGCACTTGAACTTAAAGTAGAAACAGATGACTGTACTTCTAACCAAACTATAAAAGTAGAGTATGCTTTAGATTACTCTGAAACTTATACTACTATGGGAACTATTACTACTGATGGTACAACTACATATACATTTGGTAGTGGCTTGGGTACTGCGTTCAGAGCAATACAGTTTAAAATAACTCTTGCTACTAATACAGTAAATGCATCTCCAGATTTAGTTAACTTAACTTTAATATACAGAAAGAAACTAGATTCTAAGTTTGGATGGTCTGTCAATATAGATATGAACAAAGGATACAAAGGAAAAACTCCTAAAGATATGAGGTCTAATATATTATCTGCTATACAAAGCAATACCTTATTAGAGTTTACTTACAGAGATGACTCGTCTACTAACAGAAATTATTATGTTGATATAACTTCAGCTCAAGGGTTGGAGCATACAGCGTATGACGAAAGAGGATCAACTCAATTACTATTAACAGAGCCGTGATATGGTAAGTCCAAGAGCATATACAAATGTAGAAGCGCCACCAGAGTGGTCTGGAAGTTTGCCAGAATACATGGTTTATAACTCTTTAACTACTACATTTAGATTAAGAGATGGTAATGAATTTGACTACCAGACTTCTTTGCTAGGTGGTAGAATGAGCAAAGGTGGAGTAGTGTTAGATTTCTTTTTCTATGACCCACCAGACCTTGCAATTAATGTTCAAGGAGAGTATTATCATTATGGTATGGGGTCTACTATATCACAAAATGATGTGTTTATTAGAGCGCAAATGGCAGGGCAAGGAATAAGTTTAATATTTATAGACGAGAATGATATCTATAGAGATGTAGACTACTATGTTAGACAGGCATTAAATTATAAAGATCACTCCAAGTTAGGAGGAGGAAGATAAATGGCAACAATATATCAAGCAGGATATGTATTTAAAGATGACGGAACTGCTGTTAGTGGAGCAAGTGTACAGTTATTTCAAGCTGACACAACTACTACAGTAGGAAGTGCAAGCACAACAGACTCGAATGGGTATTGGGCGTTAAGTACAACCACAGAACACGCATCTGGATATGATGTAAAAATAACTTCTGGTTCTTCTATTAGATATAGAAGAGGTAACGACAAGTTACAGATAGAAGAATTAGATATAAGAAATGATACAGGCAATACACAAGGTGGATTACTTGTAGCTAATACAACTAANAATGCTAGTAACAAAGTAGCAACCTTTGCTAATAGAAATACTACAAGAGCAGACGGAGATGAAATATACATTTCGTTTGAACTTAATGACGATGGTGGAAACATACATGAGTTTGCTCGTATGACAGCGGAAGCAGTTGATGTTTCTAATGGCTCAGAAGATGGGCAGATTAGATTTGGCGTGTCAGTAGCAGGAACTATGACAGATGTTTTTACTATCAATGCTACTACAGCAGGAGTAACTGACATGACACTAGATGTATCTGGAGATATATCTTTAGATGCAGACGGAGCAGACATATTTTTTAAAGATGGTGGTACTACATTTGGATCAGCTACTAACAATAGTGGTAACTTAATAATCAAATCTGGTACTACAACAGCTCTTACTTTTACAGGATCTAGTGTAGCTATAGCAGGAGATTTAACTATAACAGGAGATGACTTAGTTATGGGAACTAACACAAGTGGTCATGTTCTTGTAGCTGACGGCACAAACTTTAACCCTGTAGCAATTAGTGGCGATATAACAATGGCTTCTAATGGAGCAGTTACTATAGCTGGTACTTCTGTAGAAACAGGAATGATAGCAGCAGATGCTATTACAGGAGCTAAGATAGCTGATGATGCAATAGGTAGTGAACATATAGCAGACGATGCTATCACATCTGCCTTAATAGCTGATGATGCAATAACTTCTGCGTTAATAGCAGACGATGCTATCACAAGTGCTTTGATTGCAGACGATGCTATTACTACAGCATTGATAGCTGATGATGCTATTACATCTGCATTGATAGCAGACGGAGCAGTTACTACTGCTTTGATAGGAGCAGATGCAGTAACCAATGCTAAGATTGCAGATGATGCAATTAATAGTGAACATTATACAGATGGCTCTATTGATACAGCGCACATTGCAGACGACCAAGTAACCCTAGCTAAGATGGCAGGGTTAGCAAGAGGTAAACTTATTGTAGGAGATGCAAGTGGCAACCCTTCAGCATTAGCAGTAGGTTCTGCTAATTATGTTTTAACAAGTGATGGTACTGATACAGCATGGGCAGCAGCAGCAGCAGGTGGTATATCAGCAGGAAAAGCATTAGCTTATTCAATAATATTTTAAAGAGAGGACAATATGGCAAATCCAGATATAACAAGTGTAAGTTCAATATACTTTCAGAACGCAGGGTTTCAAGTACAATCTACTGCTGAAGCTATAATAACTGTAGCAGCAGATAAAGCAATAAAGATAAATTCAATATATGTTTGTAATACACAAGCGTCAGATGAAACTTTTACTATTGCTTTCACAGGTATAGGAACAAGTGGAGTAGGCACGACATTAGGAAGTAATGCTTTAGCTACACCAAACTTAACTACTTCTGTATCTATCCCAGCTAACACTACTGTTCAGATCATTGACAATCCAATCTATATGATGGAATCAGATGTGATGACAGCAGGTGGAGGAGCATCAAACAACGACTTAGAGATGTTTGTGTCATGGGAAATATTTGATGATGCGTAAGGAGTAATATGAATTACTTAGGAACACACCCATTAGAAGGAGCTACTCTTGTAGCATCTTCTGATGTAACAAGTAATACTTCTAGTATTACATTAACAGGTATTTTTGAATCTGAAACTATGTACTTTATTAACATCATGGATTTCAGACCTAAAAATAACCAACGAAGTTTGCAATACAGATGGTTAGATGGTAGTGACAATGCTATATCTATAACTAACTACCATGAAGGCGGAAGGTATGGATATAGTGGTGGTGGTGGCAGTACAGGTGGAGTCTATGCAGCAAACAGAAGTGCTTATGTAAACTTAATAGGTGGAGTTGGAAATGCTAGTGACGAACATGGTAATGTTGAAATGTGGTGTGTACCTAACACTTCACAGGAAAAAATGGCATAACATAGTGGTTATTATCACACAGGCGATGACGAAGTTTATGTAAGTGTGTTTGGAGTTGGCAGCAGATTAAATACTTCTGCTACAGCAGCAGAAGGTATTGAGTTTGTATGTGATGCAAATACAGGTGGTCAGCAGATTAACAATGTATCTATACGAGTGTATAAATTAGCTGACAAAATTAATCCTTTAAGATCTTTAAAGCGAAGGCATACAGATAATTGGGTAGATTCTAATTACATTGGTGGAGCAATTAAAGGACAAGGTTGGGCAAAGGTAGCACAAATGACAGCATCAGATGGAGATTCTGCCTTAGATTTTACAGATGTTTTTACTAGTGACTACAAAAGATATGTAATTACAGGAACAGATTGCAGACCTTCAACAGACCAAAAGAATTTAATATTTCAATACAGAGATGCTAGTGGACTAAACTCTGATGTTGATTATGTAAGTGCATTTTTTAGTTCTGATGCAAACTTGGCAAGTGGTTCAAGGAGTGGTCATGCAGATGACCAAACAGTTGGTTTAGTATTAAATAATGTAGGAACTAATGATCCCGAAGCAGGAAATTTTATTGCTTATCTTGACCCTATTACTTCTAACACACCAAAATTTATGAACTTTAGAAGTTTTTTTCAAATGCAAGATACAGTAACAAGATCAATGATGGGGGCAGTAGCTTACAATGATGCAACTGTAATGACAGGAATTAAATGGTATTGGAGTAGTGGTAATTGGGAAAGTGGAACTATAAAAATATACGGAGTAAATGACTAATGAAATATTATGGCAAAAGTAATGCAGCTAATCCTGTATTAATAGCAAAGGCAGAACTTACAGGAGATGTTGCAAATGTTACATTTGATGGAGTTTTTAATGGAGAAACTACACACTATAAACTTATAATAGTTGGGTTGCAGGTAGATGATGCAGATACAACTGTTCATTTTAGAAGAAGATCGGGTGGTTCTACCTTAGCTGATCCAAACAACATGAAATTTGCAGGGTATAAAGGAAATCTTGAAAGTGGAGAAACAACTTTTGTTGAATCAAATGGTTCGGCAGATTACAATATGTTAGATGTAAATCATATTGGAACAAATGTTACACGACAGGCACTTCATGGTGTTTATGATATTTTTCCAACAGTAGAACATATAACTACTGATTTTTATCAAAGTGTTCAAGTAAATGCAGGGGTGTGGTATGATGACGCAGATGATGCGTGGATGCTAGATAGAATAGGTGGAGTATTAACAGGAGCAGGGTATGACGGAATTATATTAACTCCTAATGATGGTAATATTTCAGCAGGAAAATTTTATATATATGCAATGGTATAAGGAGTAAATTATGGCAACAAAAGAAGAACATGTAACACAGCTTAAATCAGATAATGCAGAGCTTTATAAGAATGTTAATGGTGTAAGAATAAAACTAAGTGACTCAGAGTATGATGCTCAGATAGATGAGTGGGCAACTAATGCAGCAGCACAAGATGCTAGAGATACAATAGTAAGTGATGGTGGTAGCCATGCTGACTATAAAGAGATCAGAAAATCTGAATACATAAAAGCTGTAGGGGATATACCAGATCAGTTAGATTATATTTACCACAATGGTCTTGATGCTTGGAAGGCAGAGATACAAAAAGGTAAAAGACAAATACGACTAAGCCTTAATTCTAAGGAGGTTTCGCTATGAAGCCGAAGAAAGAAATCACAGAAGAAGATCTGGAATTATTAGAACGGCACATCAACTCTATTAAGTTGCAGTTGATTGATGCNAAAAATCAATTCAGTAAATCACTANTNAAAATTCGTGGTACAATANTAATACTNACTATTGTACTTGCAATTATTTCAATAATAGGTTATATAATATGAACATGAGAATAAAATTTAAAAAACCAAGTATAA